CCGGCGACCCAAACGACGTCTTCACAGAAACCTTCAAATCAGGCTGCTGCCGCGCCCTCCCCTTCCGGGTACCGGTTACCCGAGAACACGACCCTCCAACACGCCTCTAAATTGGCGATTGTGGAGGACAAGCCGATTATGATGGACTACTGGACATACTCTTTAGAAAAGTCGGCCCTGATCGGGGTCCGCGAAGACAACCAGGAGAAACTGCTGGTGAAGAGCGAGGAGGAGTACACGAGCCCTATTTCGAAGATTTATAAGGTGGGGAAGGAGTACATTATTATCACGGAGAACTCGATCTATATTGTGGATGTGGAAATCCGCACGCAAAAAATCGTCTCCTAATAAGGGAAACCTACGGTTTCCCTTAAACCCTTCCCTCAAACAGTAAACTACCTTGGTAATTATCTTAACAACCGGGTTAAAATAATTCATTCTATCGGAATCAACAAAGAATAATTACTGTTGAATGTGTTTCTAAGTTATCAGACATTAATACTCTCAACCTTGGGCGCCGTAGGCGCCCGGAAAGGGAAGGGTTTAAGGGGAACCGTAGGTTCCCCTTATAGGTACACTAAAAAATCGATATTATATTTCGATTCGTTATACTTGATTTGCGACGTAAACATGATATTGTTGCTTTTGCATATTTGGCGTAAAATGTTGGTGAAGGAGTTATATGTCAGTTTACGTTCGACGTAAAACTGTTTACTCAAATTATAGTACGGCCGGATGGTGCGTTTGAACCCCTCATAATACTCATAAAACACCAATTTTTTAAAGGCATTGAGATCAAACAGATAGTATTTATCGGTCTTCAAACATACCTTCTCGAGGAGATCGAATAAAATATCTTTGGGAATTATTTTTCTGAACAATTGTGAAGACATTGATTAATATTACCTTTATTTAACTTATACTGTTATTATTTATTTCGCTAACATTATAACTTCAGCATCAGTATTATGATTTTACAGGTTACAAATGGACCCTGTGAAGGGAGGTGTTATCGAGCTTTTTGACGATGAGGGTCTGCTTGAGCTTCTCTAAATAAAGCGTAGCATCCATCAATTCCTCTTGCGTATGGTTAACCCAATCTACCACATTGAGATCGTCACGGTCGAGGGTGGTGCCGTACTTCTTTTTACCAATACGCGCCCGTTCACTGTATTTTTGGACGACCGCTGTCACAATGCTGTCTAGCTCTTCGACCTCTTTGACCTCCCTCACCTGTATAAGCTGAGGAGACTGAGGGGGGTGAGGGGGTTGAGGGGGCAGTACAGGCTCTTCGAGCTCCCTAGGCTCCGGGCTAGATTGAATAGATCCCATTTCTGATTATGTAGATATTATTATTACTTGTAATGGAACGAACTATCTAAATCAATTTTCCCCTCAATCATTTGTTGTAGATTACTGGTCAGAAGCGCCAGTTCTATACCGTCCTCGTGTATATTATGAAAAATCGTGATATATTTACATAAATATGGGATAATTTTATACTTGGTTTCCTCGTCGATCATTTTCGTGGTCTTGACGAACACAAAAAAATAGTCCAAAATGTCGATCACCGAATAGCCGTAATCGTAGATTTTATAGAAAATCGCGATGGCCCCCTGCAAGTCCTTCTCGAGAACACATGCCAAGTACGATTCGAATTCTTGGAACGAGATACTGGAACATACTTTCTTACACAACTCTAGGTCCACATTCTCCCCCAAAATGTATATTTTCTCCAAATAATTGATCATGATACGGATCGAATCCCCCGAAATCATCAACAAATATTCCTTAGCCTCTTCGCTAATCAGGATCCGTTCGGCGGCAATGATGGTGTCCATGATTTCGCGGATTTGCGGGGGCAGCGGGCTCATGATACGTAAAATATGCACCCGGGATTGGATGCTTTCGATCACCTTCTGCACGTTGGTGCAGACCGAAATAAAATGAATATTATGTTTGTACTTATCGATATAATTCCGGAACACCTGCTGACTCTGCTCATTGATCGTGTCCAAATCGTCGATGATAACCAGCTTTTTCTTACCGTAGATGGCGGTATGGGTCTGGCAAAACGTCTTCATCTCGTTACGGAAATACTGGATGCCCTGTTCCTTCAAGTTATTGACAAATAAGATGTTGTTCTCGGGGAAGGGTTGGTCTTTGTTGAGGCCGTAATATTCGCGTATAAGGGCGTGTAAAATAGACGTCTTCCCCGAACTCGGGTTCCCCACAAACAGGATGTTGAGCTGGTCGATCTCGAGGAGGGTGGTCAATACCGATAGTAGCTGGGGATCGAGATAAAAATCGCGGATATAATATGGTTTATACTTGATGATGAAGGTGTTCTCGACGGTATGTTTTTCCATCGTTAGATAGAAATCGTGTCGTCAACCATTTATATATTTTCCTCAAAAATATATAAAACCTTCACCCGATTATAATAAAAAACAACAACCTATCCAAATATGACCAATTATTATGATTTACTGGGGGTAGAACGGAACGCAGGTGAGACCGAAATCAAAAAGGCGTTTCGTAAAATGTCGTTACAATATCACCCTGACCGTAACCCGAACGAAGACACGAATGCTAAGTTTCAAGAGATCAATGAGGCGTTTGAAGTCCTTAGCGACCCAAACAAGCGACAGCAATATAACATGGAGCAACAGATGGGCCATGGCCGCCCCATGGGAGGGATGGAGCGGGACATGAACGACATCAATAACATGTTCAACATGATGTTTGGTCACGGGGGTGGGGGGATGCCCTTTGGCATGCCGGGCATGCAGGGAATGCCGGGAATGCAGGGAATGCCGGGCATGCCCGGTGTACGTATTTTCCATAGCGGTGGCCCCGGAATCAACGTACAAACCCATTTTCATAGCGCGTTCCAGCGCCCCCCGGAACCGCCGATTCAGAAGCCGGAGCCGATCCAAAAAGTCGTGGAAATTACGGCCCAACAAAGCTATTACGGATGTACTCTCAATGCGCAGATCGACATCTGGAACCAGAATAACAATATGCGGACACCCGAGACGAAGACTATCCAAATCAACATCCCGCAGGGGGTGGACAATGACGAGCGTTTTGTCGTCAACGACCAAGGTAACTGTATCAACGGCCAGATCCGGGGCGACATTCATTTTGTGGTGCGTATCACTAATTACGGCGACTTCACCCGGCAGGGGATGGACCTCTACCTGAACAAGAAAATCACCTTGAAGGAGGCGCTTTGTGGATTCAATTTCGAATTTGATCATTATAATGGAAAACGAATTTGTATGAACAATACCACGGGTAACCAGGTGATCAAACCTGGTTCCAAGAAGGTGATTAATGGTTTAGGCATGATCCGCGACGGTAAAACCGGAAATCTGATTGTGGAATTTGATGTTGTGTTCCCAGAGACATTGACCGAAGATCAGTGTAAGGGGCTTAATGAATTACTCTAACAAGGCTCCTGTGATAACTTTTACTTATCTATTATATAGGAGTCAATATGAAACGTCCGGACCGAGCATTGGATGGATTTTATTATATTAAATCGTTAGGCGACGTGAAAGCCGGCAAAGGTAGGAAATTCAAGGAATTGTTTGGTTCTCGCGAACAGGTGATGAACGGCACCGCGTATAAAACCCCTGGGGGGCTCACGGTCGACGACCTCATCATGAATAAGTACGGAAGGATCGTGTCGAAGAAGAAGCACTTTACGGCGAAGAAGGAGAAACGGTTGGAAAAATACGGATATTTCGCCAAGAAGGGGAAATTTGGCTATATTAAGCGTAAAACTAGGCGTAACCGGAAAACCGTGGGTGGTGGGAAGGACTTGAGCTCGGCCCAAGCGGAACAAAAGGTCGAGGTCGAGCCCAACGATGATGAGCTTAATGCGGAAGCCGAGCCGAAAGCTTGAAAAAAAAAGCTTATGGCTAAAATCGAGCCGAAAGCTTGAAAAAAAAGCTTATGGCCTCAGAATAACAGAGATAAATATACGCTCTCGAGGAAAAATAATGCCGTTTTTTATCTCCGTGGTCGTTCTTACCGTTTCTTGCTTGTAAAAGGGGGTGAAAGTGAGACCGCGGTTCTCTAAATAGACCGCGGTGTCTTCGTAGTGCTTTCCAGGGGCAGTGTTGCGAACATACTGAGAATACCGCTGAGATTTGGTGATAGTGGAATCGTTGCTACTGGCATTAGAGGGAGCGAACTGGGCAGGAGGGTTGCAGCAGTTTAACATGTTTCTCATGGAAAGTCGCGCCGCCATTGCTTGTTTTATATACGCTTACAAATACCTTTACAAATGAAAAAACTAATTATCTTAATACGTTCGGTTAAGATAATTAAAAAAGTGGTTTCAAAGTTGGTTTACTCATGACAGGAGGGGGTGCGGGGGAACCTGGGTTCCCCGCTTAGTGCTTCTTCGCAGTGCGGCGTTTCTTGGTGGGCTCCTTCTTGACCACGCCGAACTTGCCCTTCTCGGCAAAGAAACCTGCCTTCTCCAAGCGGCGCTCCTTCTTAGCCGTCTTGTGCTTCAGGCGCGAGACAATACGACCCCACTTATTCAACATCAGATCGTGGGCACAGAGACCACCCGGGGTCTTGTACGCGGTCTTGTTCATGACCTGAACGCGGGAGCCGGTCAGCTCGGCGTATTTCTTTCCATTGATGTGGAACATGTGATCTTTTTCGGAACGAGTATGGCGATGAGGCATTCTTTCTATATATAAATAGTAACAAAATTTTGCAGGGTGTCGAGAGAACCTAAATATCGATAATAAATGTATTATATAATATATAATAATAACAACAAAGGATAGATGTCATTTAGTTCCAAAAATATTTTATATTACGTGGTCGGGGTAGCCACCGTCTTCGTGGCGAGCTATCTGGTAAGTAACTATAAAAAGACGCTCGAACCCAACGACGAATATGACATGATTAAAAAATATTTGCTAAATGATTCCCCGCTTTACGGCTACAACCGCCCTAAATTATGGGTGCATACGACCTACGAAATCAACTCCCGGATGTGGAAGGACTTTTATTCGCGAAACACGGTGGATCTGAACCAGCCGTATATTCATTTGACGATTAAAACCATCATCGACCATTGCGGCGAAGATTTCAACATATGCTTGATTGACGACGACACATTTAGTAAATTGATCCCGACGTGGGATGTCGACTTGCCGAACATGGCGGAGCCGATGCGTACGCACTTCCGCCAGTTAGGTCTCGCGCAATTGGTGTATTTTTACGGCGGCATGATTGTGCCTAACTCGTTTATATGCACCCGTAACCTGAAGGATTTTTATGACGAGAACACGGCGGCGGGGCCATTCGCGGTCGAGGCCGTGAACCGTACCACGGCAAGTGTCGGAAAACGGTATTTGTCGTTTGTGCCGGACATGTACTTCATGGGGGCGAAACGCGAGGACCCGACGATGATGGAGCTGGTGGAATATTTGAAGGGGCTGAACCGTGTACCGCACTTTTCGAACGAAACCGATTTTGTGGGGAGCGTGTCACAGTGGCTGCTGGCGGCCTGCCGGACCGGGGCAATGACACTGGTGGGAGGCGAAATGGTGGGGGTCAAGACGGACGACCGTAAGCCTATCCTTCTGGACGATCTGATGGAAGAGGGATTTTTGAAAATTAATAGCCGTAGCGTGGGGGTGTATGTGCCAGCCGACGAGATACTGCGCCGCCCGAAGTTTCAATGGTTTGCCGTGATGCCCGCGGAAC